CAAAACTCTCCACGGTCATCTTCGGCCTGAAAAATCATTGAGCGAATTGCGTTGACACCCAAATGGCAAAATTCTTTTGCGTACTCCAAATACAACAATTCATTGTCACAACACAATAAGAAATTGCTGTGCTCAAACCCCGCATATTTCGTGACCCAGTCACAAAAATCGCCAACGTGCTCATCTTTCTCAGCATTTTCAAACATCTCTTCTTGGGCATTGCTCATGAAACGTTGAAATTTTCTGCTGACAACTTTCCGCTGTTGTCTTCCACATTGAAAATGTTCTTGTACTAGTGGGAAGACTTTATTACAAGGAAGAGTTTCATCAACAACTTTAGCAGTTTCCATTCTTTGTTTTGAAACTACTGCAGGAAAATTTGGAACAACAATTGTATGTCGCTTCTTCATTTCCTGCTGCAAATTGCTGATGGCGTTCGTGACATCTTGGCATTCCGCTTCAAACTGCATTTCACTTCCAGAATCACTTTCCTCTTTCCGTTGAAGGGCCGCAAACGCTGCAACCACCTGTGGATGTTGTTTAAGCGCTTCTTCATACTTTTCATTGTGTTTCAACAACGCCAAGTTTCCGTAGTACCCCCTTTTCACCAACGCACAAGCAGACACGGTCCGTTCGCAATCAATTTGAATTGCCCCCCACGGAAAGTGGACCCATTTTTCGTGAGCTTCTGCCATGCTCCCAAAACCCAAAGTCTTCAAATCATCAATGAAATGAGAAACTCCGAGTTCAAAAACTTCTTGCCTAAAATCCTGCATTTCAAAAGCAATTTCTTTCAGCGCAGTTTCTTGGTTAAAAAGACACCAGTATTCTTGAATACCAACACCCAAAATCACTTTTGACAGCTGCACTGAATGAAAAGAACACTCATCCTCATAACGATCGTCAAAAGGATTGTAGTGTCCACGCCCTTTTCCATGCTTGGAAAAGAAATCTTCCTCTTCATCAACATCTTCATTCCAATTCCGTGAGGATGAAGAATTTTTCCCTGACTTGATTCCACGGAAATCACGCATTGAAGCTTTTTCGGCCCTTCGTACGTTCCTTTCGTGTTCCAATGCCTCCCGCTCCTCTTCATGAGCGCGAACTGCATCGTAAGCCTCTTGGTCCTGTTCATCTTGTTTTTCATAAATCACTTGATACTTGACCGCTTGTTCGATGTCAATCCGCTGCTGTTCTTTTTCACGTGCCAAAACGTCAGCATAAATTTCACCCCTAGCTGTACGCCGGGTTTTTGCCTTTTTACTACGCATATGCGGAGTTTTGAGTCCACGATTGCGTTTACTTTTTGACTTGGGTTTTCGTTTTCCTTTGTCTTTCAAAGTTTCTTGGTGAAAATCATTGAAAAACTCAACATCAGGCTCAGAACCACATTTTTCAAGATTGTCAGATTGAAAATCTAACAAACTCTTAATTTGGATCCAAGCCACAGTCTGTGTGGAAGCATTTTGAGAAAACCCCTTTTCACAAGTCATCGTTTGTTGCGACCTGAGGTTTTGCGAATCTGTTTGAATTCCTTTTTGTTTCACATCATGCAGACCAATCACTGGGTCACATCCGAAATCCTTCGAAATAACATTCCGAATTCCTTCGGTAGTTTCCACAAATGGAGCCCCTGTCATGAAATGTTCAAGACCTTCAATATCAAAATTCACAATCGTATTGTTTTCATCAAAATGCTCCTCATCCCCCCCCTTTTCAACTTCCTCATCACACTCTTGAGTGAAAACACTAGGAACAGAAGAAAAGATGATTGGCAACCCTGAGGTTACAATCAGAAGATGAAAATCACGAAAGTGTTTGATCAGTGTTTGAAAATCTGCAGTGATGATTCCATCATCACTATAAGTTTGTACCACCACCAACATCAAACACGCACACAACATACCAAAGAAAGAAGAAAAATTGCCACCATGATATTTAAAAGAAAACAAAAGGTGCAATGAGATCAAAAATGGTATGAACATGTGCCCTTGCGTAAAAGAGAACATCATCAAACACACCAGAGAGACCTGAAATGTAAAAACAATGGCCACTCGCAGCATGAGAGATTTTTCCCAAAACTTTTCACGAAGTAATGAGAAAATCACGAAAGAAGCGGAGAAAAAGACAAAAACCGACATTGAAAAGGTCAAAAATTTTTCCTTATTCAGTGCTAGTGTACATTGCCCCTCTCCGAGAAGTAGTGCATAGTCCGTCAAACCATTGACGAAAGCAAAATGTTTCACCTCAATACAAGTTAGCGGAGACGAGAGAACTTGTGCCCACCCCCACATTGACTCATTGATGCAAAACAATGCCAATCCATTCAATAGTTCGACAGTGCCTCCACTTGTGGAGACATCACCATACACTGAAATAAAAAGAACCTTCACCAATGGTCTAAGCATTTCTGCCCAAACTCGTGGATTCACAACAAGAAGTATGGAAACAAAACAGAAAAAGTAATACCAAATTTTCCACACAACCCGAATGAAATGAAAGAAGGTCGGAAGTCGTTTCAACCAACCAAGAATGTTTCCGTTTAAACAGTGCATGAGCATATTGCGCATGACTTTCAAAACGGCCGCCCATCCAAACCCCACGTTGAACCTGAAATAGCGACAGGCCATTTCAAACTCACGCATTGCAAGACGAAGATTCACAAGATTCCTCATGTCTTGTTCGCCCCATCGTGGAATAAAAAGAACATTTCCAGTACACAATGAGCGATAGACGAGCGTAGGATCCTCCAAGAGTTCAATGACATCATAGAAATTCCCCATGCGCCATTGTCCTAATGCTTTCACCAAACTTTCCACGACTTTACACACGCGATCAATCTGAACAATTTCCTCGTGTGAAACGCAATCATGACCTTCTGTCAGAATACGCATCGTGTCCCTGATTGGACTAAGAAAAATCATTCTCCTAGTCTTCAACATCTGTTTTCCATCAGGGCATGGTTGGAAGGTGTTTGCCCTCCTTATCAACGCACAAAATTCCCCTTCCAAACGTTTCAACGTCTTGATCTTGTGAATCAAAGACGCTGACAGTCTTTCGACTACACAGCTGGGGATAGATTCAACTTCGTCTCCAACAGCACCAATCGCCTCATGACCGAAATCTCTATTGATTTTTCCATCAAAGAGTTCACAATCAAGAGACATTGGCACTGAAAAATCATCCGGTGGATTTGTGAAAAACATCGGAACACCGAAATCACGCTCAGGATTCTGCGAATACCCGAGCTCAAAATCGTTGCCATCACTCACTTCGAATTCACATTCAAAATTTGTTTGAGAGTTTTGGAAGGCTTGTTGCATCTTTTGGGTTGAAA